AGCAATGACCTTCTTGACGTCGCCGCCGTTGGTCCATGCCTGTTGGATCACGCCCTTGAACATGGCCTCGGTGAGGGTGCGCAGGGTGCCATCGGTGGGGGCAGCAACCGTGCCGGCGCTGTAGCCAGTGCTTGCACCGCCGGTGCCGGCGCTCACGTTGGTGGCAATCCAACTCTCGATGCCTGCGCTGCGACGTGCAACACCTGCGCCGCCCGGATCGCTGGCGCTGTTGCCAACGATAGCAGCCTCGATGTCACGCTTGAGTTCCACGCCGGCCTTAGCGACCTGACGACCGAACTCGTTGCCGGTGCCGGCAGTGTTCACGGCCTGGAGAGTACCGGAGACGTTGATCACCTTGCTGCTGATCTGGGTGTAGTTGCCCAGACGCACCGGGGTGGTCATTGCGGTGTCAACGAACTCAGCGCCCTCGGCCACTGCGTTGCTGGCGTTGGCAGCGTTCAGGGTCTCGGTCAGGAACTCGTGACGGGTGTTGGTGGCCTTCTTCTTTTCCAGAAGGCTGTAAACCGGGGTCTCCTCGGGGGAGATGTTGTTGATCACATTGGCGAGGTCTTCACGAACGTGAAGTACGTCCTTAGTAACGAGAGTGGCCATTTTTGGCTCCTTATTATTGGGCTCTCTTCTGCTTTGTTAGAGTAGCCTGCTGATGATGCTTGCAGCGTCATCGACACTGCCGGTTCGTTTGAGACGCGCCATCTGCTTTGTGTGCTCAGCCTGGGCTACAGTGGCCTTGCCGGTGGTTACACCGGGCTTTGCCAGCGGAGGCTTGTTCGCCACTGCCTGTAGGGTCTTGGGCTCCTGTGCCTTCATGCGACGAAAACGCATTGCGTCGTACATGAGGCTGAAAAGCCTAGCATCCGTCACCTGCTGCAACAGTTCTTCGGGCAAACCCACCTCGTTAACGGCGAAGTTGACCAATTCTGTGCTTGCGGGCGAAACTTTACCCTCAGCAGTACGGGCAAACTCAGGGTGCATGTGCACCAAGTTGTTGTATGCCTCTGCCTGTGCCTGAGCGATTACAGCCTGCCTCTGGGCGTGGGCTGCCTGCTCGTGCTGTGCGCGCAAATGCCTGACCGCGTTGAGGTCAGATAGGCGCTTGTTCCACGCTTCCTTCTCGACCGCATACTGAGCCGGGTTATCCTCGGCCAACTGCTGCCAATTGGGTTCCTGTGGGAAGTGGTCACGCAGGTTCTGCTCCACCTGGGACAGATACTGTGTGGCCTGCGCATTCAGTTCTGCTCGAACCTGACTTTCGGCGTGCTGGCGCTGCTGTGCCAGTTCCTGGGTCTTGCGCGTGTAGTCCGACTGGCGAAGGTAGCCGCTCTTGAGGTCTTTGACCTTGATGCGCTCTCCGTTCACCTCAACCTCGGTGTCCTCACTAATCGTGTGGGCCTCGGTTGCTTCGGGCTCTGCGTCCTCTTCTGCATGCTCTTCCTCTGCGGTATCCGTTTCCGGGTGTACCTCGGTGGCGTCTGCATCCTCGTGGGACGGTACTTCAGCCTCAACGGCCGTGGTTTCAGCATCAGCAGCATCATCGTTACCGATAAGTGCTGTGATCTGGCTTGCTGCGTCGTGCAGCGAAAGACTTGCAGTTCCCTCAGCGGGATTGTTGCTGTCTGACATCGATTGCCTCGATTGTTGTTTGTTTGTTTATTTAGTGTGTGAGGCCAAAAATGCCGCGCTTACGAGCCTCAGTGAGTGTTTCCAGGGCGCGCTTGTCGATTTCACCGCTGGCAATGGTGCGGCCCACAAACTCATCCAGTTTCCTGAGTAGTTCCAGCAGCATGTGGATGCGCTCTCTTGCGGCAGTGTCACTGGCTGCGGTCTTGGGGAACGCATCCATCAGTGCTTCACGAACCTTGTTCCATGGCTCCCTGAATGCAGGATTGCTGTAGTACTGCTTGTAGAGTTCTGCCTTGCGGATATTGTCTTCCATGCGCTCTCCTTAACGAGGGTCTTTGATCTGCGGCTGAGTGTTCTGCTGGGTCATCATCTGGAAGCCCTTGAGTTGCGTTTCCACGCCAATCTCTTCACGACGCAAAGCCATCTCTTGCTCGAATTTATACTTTTCGAGTTCCATCTTGGCCTGGAATTCCTCGCGCTGCATCTGTAGGTTCATTTCCATCTGCTGCTGCTTCATCTGCATTTCCATCTGCATCTTGGCCTGCTCAGCCTGTGCTGCGGGATCGGGCTGCTGGGGCGGTGCGCCCTGCGGCTGCTGGCTCTTGGCGGGGTCGTTCCAGAAGCGCTCGGCGTTCTTGAAGCCGCTGTTTTCCGCGATCAGCGCCAGGGTGTTGTAGATTTTGCCCATATCCGTGATGGGGGCCTGAGCCTGCATCGCGGTCATCTGCTGCTGTAGGATTGCGTTCAGCGCAGCCAGTTTCTGCGGCTTGTCGGTGATGCCGAACGTGATGTTGGCCTTGATGTCGAGGTCCGGGTTCCACTGGTCCGTGCCATACGGGATCCAGTTGCCCCGCAACTTCACCGTCATGGCCTGCGTGTCTTCCATGTGACCCACGAGCAGGCTGGTCACGAGGCGGAACAGGTAGCGATAGCCGGTCTCAGCGAACATGCGGGCGATCAACTCCACGCGGAGTTGGCTCATGGTCTGGCGCTGGCTGCTGGCCGTAGCCGTGGTGTTCTGCAACTGGGTGGGGTCCACGCCCATGAGGTTGGGACCAACACCCGTGCGGTGCTCGATGCTCTGGTTGAGCATGTCGATCACGCCGAACGCCTGACCGCCCACGAACGGCGTAGTGGCGAACGACAGAGCGTCCTTGTCCTTGACCCTGATGATGCTGTCGGGGCCGCTGTTCAACAGGTCGTCGATGTTGACGCCTTCAACGTCCGCGATGCGCTGCGGGCGAAGCACCTGGGTGAGGTTGTCGTTGATGCCTCGCATGAACATGCTCTTGAGGCGCTGATCCTTGCCAACCAGATCGCCCGTGCTCATGCCGTTGAGGGTGTTGGGCATCATGTACGGCACGAAGGCCGCGAAGGGGGCTAGTTCCACCTCCTCATGCGCCAGCAGCACCGCGCCGCTGGCCGGGTTTCCACCAATAGTGAGGCGCAGCAGTTCGCGCACACCGTCGCCGTTGGCATCCATGCGCATGAAAATCTCGTAGAGGTCCACTTCGGCCTCTACGTCGTTGGTGCCATCGCTGTGGCCCTGATCCTTGTTGCGCTCCTGAGCGTACTCGCTGGTGTCACCACCGCTGGCCGGGATGCGAGCAACCTTGGCCGCGTCGTAACCCATCTCGGTGAGTTCCGCGCGCGGGATGATGCGCTTGAAGCCCTGTAGGTCGGCGCTGATGCCGCCGGTCTGGTAGTCGAATTGCGCGTCCTTGCTGACGAAGAAGTCCTCGGGCGGCACCACCTGGATGCGCACGCGGCTGCGCACGCGCGCCTCACGAATCTTGAGGTCGCGCATCTCCATGCCGGGGATCATCTCCATGCCAGGAATGGCACGGGGCTCACCTGCCTCTAGGATTTCGTGCTGCTCGCTCTCCTCGTACTCAACGGCAAGATCGTTGGGCACGCCTTCCAGCACCTGAGCAGGCTTCCAGCGCTTGTCCTTATAGAATTCCGCGGTGACGATGCCGAGGCCGCCGATGAGGCCGTTCTTGAGCCAATCGTGCAGCACCAGGGCGTGGTTGTTTTCCTGCGTGACCACGAAGTTCACAACGTCGGTCTGCTGCTCGGCTAGGCCCTCGTCCTCTGGTCCGGTGGGAGAGAACTGAACCACCTTCTCCTGGCCGTCGAACAGGGCCATGAGGTTCGCCAGCGTCCACTCCACTTTGTCGAAGGTGTCCGAGGTCACATAGCGGCTGCGGCCGACGATCTGCTCGTCCCCGGCGAACTGGTCGCGGTTGTACAGTTCCAGGCCCGTGACGCGCTTCTGCTCCAACGTGCCCAGCGTGTAGTTCTGCGTATGTGGGAATGCCGTTCCCACACGATTGAGCATGTCCTGTTCGCTGAGCGTCTTGGGTGCGCTATTGGGCTTCTTGGTTGCTTCCTCTTCCATCAGTACCTTTCATGTGCGGTAGGCCCGCATCTTTTTGTTAGATGATGTTCCAGCCACGGTTGATGGCGATTGGCTTGTTCCAGGCATATTTACCGTAATGGGTATTCCTGGCGTCGCTTGCGAAGGTGAGGCAAAGTGCATCGGCCAAGTCAGGGCTTCTACGTCCACTGCGGCGGATGTCTTTCTTGCTCTCAACCTTGTGCTTGAGGCCCTGAAACTCGTATTTGGGCAGGCACAGTTCGCGGATCAGTTCCGGGCTGTTGGGAATGCTGACGTTGCCGGTTTCAAACCACTCGCGCGCCTTGAACCAAAGTTCGTCACGCAGGCTCATGTACCGCTCGGGATCGCGCGGCTTGTGGGAGACGATGACTTCCTTGACCGGCAGTCCCATGGTGCGCAGCAGGCCAGCGATGCCGTGACCCACGCCGATGCCGTCCACGCAGATCTCTGCGGGCTGGTCCTTCTTGGGGGTGCGGTCGAACTCGTCGCGCACACGCGCTGCCAGTTGCTCGGGCAGCATGGTTCCGAACACGATGGGATCGCCCATCATGAGGTTGTCGCGGCGTTTAATCAGGACGGACCTGTCCTTGCCGGTGCCGCTGGGGTCGAAGCCCCAAACCACGGGGAATTTGGCCAACGGCTGCACATCGCGCTGGATAGCCTCGACAACGATGTCTCTCGGAATAACGCCGTCTTCATCCTCAAGCGGGAACTCGCCCAGCACCTTCACGCGGTACTCATTCGAGCCCACGCCACCGAAGGAAGCCGTGATGCTCCTCAATCGCTCAGGGGTGATGCCGGGGTTGTCGGTGAGTTTGCCGTGAACCGGGGTCCACTCCCGGCTGATTTCCGGGTGCTCCCAAGTGTCGAAGAAGAAGCCGCTGGTTCGTGATGGGTTGCTGATGATGCAGAGTTTTGGGTTTGGGTCCGTGAAGATGTTCTGCAACTCCGCGAACACCGGATCGGGCACACCCGTTGCTTCGTCCACGAACACGAAGTTGTTTTTCTGGTGGATACCACGAGCGGTTTCCACATTGTCTTTGTTGGCTAGGCGTGTCTCAGCAAATGCACCTGTTGGGTTGTCAACGCGGTACAGTTTGGTGGCTGTGTAATCGAGGTGTTCCTTGAGATAGGGCGGCAACTTCGCATAAAGGTTGCCTACCTCTTTCCAGATACCTGCTTTGATCTGGTCCTCTGACGGACCGAAGATCGTAACCTGTACCTCGTTGTGCGTGATCAGCGCCCAATGGATCAGCACTGCCATGCTGAACGTCTTGCCGAAGCCGATACCGCCTCGGAACGTGATCATGCTGTTGCGCTGGAATTTGGTGACGAACTCCACCTGTTTGGGGTTCAGATTGGTACCAAAAGCCTGCTCTGCAAAGAATGGAATGTCATTGCGGAACTGCTCTAGCAGCAGCACCAAATCATCATCAAACGCCATAGAATACCAGAGTTAAAAAGCAACTCCGTATTTATGCGCAGGCGTCCATCAGGGCATCAAGACGTTTGCGCGTTCTGCACGGTCCAAAACTCATTTTGTATGCCGCTTACTAAGGCGTCCAGAAGGTCAAGGATAGCATAGTCAGACTCGATGCGCCTGCCCTCAGGAAGGCAGTTGTTGATAATGTTAAGCGAGATGGCCATCAATTGCGCTGGATCAGTGAAGCCGCTGTTACTTCTGCCAACGAGCAGCAATTCAGATCTCGCTTCCGACACGCCAAGGCCGACTCTATTGGGAGTGAACGTTGCATGAATGTCGTCGCAAGACCAATAGTAATACGGGCGCCATTTTTCTAACCCGACAGATTTTTCTAGATCAGAGAATGTGACTTTTTCGCGCCCAAATATCACCGCTGCCCATCCAAGATCCTTCAGCATCGCAGGGCCGTATTTGCGGACAATTGCGTCGCGCCGCGCCTCCAGGGCCGCGGCAGTTGCATCATCAATTTCGGCCAAGCCGAGCACAGACTGGTATGCCCGATAGCGCGACATCTTCCTACAAGCATCCACCTCGCGGTGTAGTATAAATCTTTCCGCCACGGCAGCCCCATGAGTTTTCAGGAACATGGCGCAAACAGCCAATTCGTGAAGCGTGCGCCAGCGGCTCAGCGCCCCGTCTGGGAAGCCTTCACGTAGTAGTGCATATATTTCGTTCGATATGCGCAGGGCTTTGGCATGGACGTTTATAAGTGCCTGGAAAAGCAAATCCGTTTCAAGTGCGGCCTGTGGTCTATTTCGTTCATTGTATTCCGCACCAAATTCAGTGCTAATGTGAATGAATATCTTAATCAAATCGAACCCAGTCTTCCATCGCTCGTAGCAACGATCTATGAATCCCTGATCCTCAGAGTGCTCATGCCGGATGAGAACTTTCATTTCTTCTAGGAAACTTGCAACTTCGGCTTTATCTTCGTCGGTTTCGCCTATGCCCGGCATAGTGAGCGTTTCCTAGTTGTTGATACGCTAGTTTGTCACTCTTTCGGCCTGCCTTGCAACTCACCGATTGTCTTGAGCGCATCCTGCACGGTGCGCTCAACTTCTTTTGCGTCCTCCACGATGGCGTGACGGCTGAGCCAATCGGCACTGAGTGAGGCAATGGGCAGACCCTGTGGGCTCACCTGACCGCATGCGATCTTGAAGTCAGTGCCGTTCTTCTCGAAGCGGCTGCGCAGGTAAGCGCCTTTGATGTCCTCGGGATGCCATTGCCCGCATGCACCCTCGCGCTGGCCCTCCGGAAACATCACGGTCTGCAACTCGCTGCTGAGGCTGGCCGGCATGCCCTGCGCACCCACGATGTCGTAATCCACGCCCGGCTTGGGATACACGCACACGGCGCTCACATAGCGCCAGGGGAGGGGGTTCTGAGCCGTTGGGGTGCTCTCTCCGCTGTAGCGGAAGTAGATCAGCCTGTGGGCGCTGATGCGCTTGCCGATCGTCTCCACGAGGTTGCACACCTCGTCCTCTTTGCGAATGTCCTTGCGGGCCTTGCTGGCTTGAGCCTCAAGCACGGTGCTGCTGCTGGCAGGGAGGAAACCCACGAGGGCAGTGCGGAAGCCCTCGTTGCTATAGGAGGCATACCCAATGGCTCCCAGAGCGAGGATCGCGGTCACGATTAGTGAGGAGACAGGGCTGCGCTGGAACACGCTGACCACGCTGCCAAAGGCGTTGGCGATGGTGCCAGGGTCTTGATACGCGGCACGGCTGCTGCGCTTGCGCTTGGGCTTGCTCGCGGGTGCCTGCTCGATCTCATCGCAGGTGTTGTTGTCGTCGTCGGCCACCTGCGGTCCCCCTGTGTGGTCTGTTCACCTATTTATTCGAGACACTGCTAGAGCGCGGAGAACGGATGGGGTACACATTGGGCCGCACGTCATCCACGAAGCCGCCAGAATGCGCAATGAGCGACAGCAACGAGTTTCTGGATCTACCTCCCGACAGCGAAGAAGCATTCGCCGTGTACCAGCGGCGCCGGATGGCCGAACTGGAGGAGGTCTGGGAGAATGGACGCAATTCGGGGTGGCACGCTGAGCGCGAGTATGTAGACGATCTAATGGCCTTTGATGAGGTCCACGGCCTAGGCATATTCGCGGAATTCAGCCCACCTCCGGCCAGGGATGACCCATTCAGCGAATGGTTTCAGCAATTTCGACGGCATGCGCAGATTGCCTCGCGAAAGATCCTCATTGAGGTTGCGCGTCGAATCAATGCCGGTGAGACAGATATCGTTGCGCTGGATGGCTCAACCAAAACCGCAATCCATCAACTGATTTCTCAAATTCGCGAAGAAATATACCGGATCAGAATTTCTGATGAATTAAAAGAAAGCCTGCTTGCCAAACTCAATGCCTTTGCGCGTGAGGTTGATAGGACACGCACGCGAACAGAGGCTTTCTACGCTGCGGCCCACCAGTTTGCGAGGAATGCCTCGCAGTTCGGTGAGGAAATCGAACCTCTTATCAAGAAGGTCGATCGCATTTCGGCATGGCTGGACAAGGCCACTAAGTGGAAAGATGCGTTGCCGAAGTGGTCTGAGCGTCGGCAGATCGAGAAGCCCCGTCCACAGATAGAAGATCAGCGTTTCGGTTCCGACGAAATTCCATTCTGACAGATAGCAACAGACGGTGGAGGCCCGCATCAAGCGGGCCTTTCTTCATGTCTGGGGTAGGCCTAGGCGGTCTTTTTGGCCTTCCTGCTGCCCTGCATGCGCTCGCTGCGCGCCTTGCTGTTGGTGGCGATCTGAGCCTTGAGCGCATCGCTGGCATCGATCACCTGCCGCGCCATGGTGAGCCGCTCGACGACCTCATCCAGGCTGTCGGCCTTGAACCACTGGTGCTCGCCAAACTTGAGCCCTTCGCGGCCGATCTTGAGCCGGTAGCCGCTGCCGTCGCGCTTGAACCAGGCCACCCGCGCGTTGGTGTCCTTGCCCTCCTTGGCTTCCTTCGCCAGCGCGATTTGCCGGTCGATCTTGCAGAAGAACACCGCAACAGGATCGCGGTCGTTGGTGGTGCTCTGCGCCGGGGCAGCGAAAGCGAGGAACTGATCCATGAGCGACTTCGTAGCCATCTTCTGTAGTCCTTGTTCGTGTTGTGCGCGCCGTGTGCGCCACATCTTCTGGCTACAGCCGTGTGCCACAGGATCAACCGAAGAAACGCCGCCCTAGGAGAAATCCTCACTTCTGCACTGTTCTGCGTAAATACCTGACAGCAGGCCAACAAGCAGGAGCACCATGGCAACAATCATCCGCGTAAAGATCGCGAACGGACATCGCCCTCAGGTGGATGCCATCGTGGACGCGAATCCCGGCATCACCCCGGATCAAGCAGCCCAGCAGTGGGTGGCCCGGCGATATGGGGATTGGATCACAGCCAACCTCACAGAGGCATTTTCGTTTCGCGATGTGAGCATCGCGCAGTTCGATGTGATGTTTTCCAGCCCCGAGCACGCTTGGCAGTTCCGAAGCCTCATCGGCGGTCAGGAGGTGCAGGATGGCGCGTAAGCAGAACGAGCCCGAAGCCTGCAAAGCCAGGGGCTTCCAGAAGGGCCGCAGCGGCAACCCCAAGGGCCGGCCGCCCATCATCCGCGAAGTGCAGGAACTGGCGAAATCCTACACAGAGGAGGCAGTGCAAGCGCTGCTCGACGTGATGACGGACGAGCGGAGCAACGGCAGCGCGCGAGTGCAGGCGGCTGTGGCCATGCTGGATCGCGGCTGGGGCAGGCCCAAGCAGAGCGTGGACGTGAAGGTGGACCACAACGCGAGCGGTCTCGCCAACGCGATTGCGGCGGCTCAGGAGCGGATGCGCTTGCAAGCCATCGAGCAGCAGCAGGCCGTGAACATCATCGAGGGTGAAATCGTACGACCCGTGGAAGAAAATTCTATAGCCGTGGATACGATGAAGGTTCCGCGCAGTTGAGTTAGATCAGCGGCGAAACGGTTAGAGTTATGAAATTCAGAGTTGTGACGTCGACTGAGGGCTCTCAGCAGGGTCAGGCAGTTACTAGGGCGTTAGCCGAGGGCATTGCACGCATGTTTCCCGTACCCGACCACCCGGAGGGCGTGCGCCGGCTGTTGGATGGAGAGGCACCGAAAGACGCAACCTCAGTGTTCGTGCCCATCGCGGCGGAGACGGCCAAGGTTTGACGCCTTGCGCATAGCCCACGATGAAACTGCCAAGCGCTGATCGCGTGATGCCTTGCCAGCGAACGAGCATGTGCGACAGCAAAACACAGCGTTTTCAACAGAACGTGTGCTCGATCTCGGGTTGCGCCCCAAAGTTACCTGCGTATGCTGTGTCACATCGCTAGCCACGATTCTTGGGCGCCGGCGGCTGAGAGATACGTGTGCTTGCGCCCGGACTGAGCAAGGAGCATGCGTATGACCATCGTACATCCGCCGCTGTTTCCTAATGAGCCGACAGCATATCGCACGCTCTTGCTGACCGAAGATGGTCGTATTGCGAAGAGTGTGCCGCTCGCCGCACGTGATGACGACGAGGCATTGTCTCTCGTCGCCGCCATGGAGCGCAACGGCGGCATCGAACTCTGGGATGGACTGCGCTTCATGGCGCACTTCGGACCTAACCCAATGGCAGAGGCTGCCGCCTGAAGGCGAAGCCCCGCCGAAAAATGACGCTCTGTTAAAGCCTGTGCGTGTAAGCCTCCCCCAAAAAGGGAGGCTTTGTCATGAGCGAACAGATAACAGATGTGATCTATCACCATCCGGGCAGTGAAGGCTACGAGGACAAGACCACTCATCACGTTTCGATAGCGGGACCAAAAATTGAGGAGGCGCGAAACGTCATCTTGCAATTTACCTCGGCGCAGCAAATTTTTCCTCCGACCCATCAGGCGTTGGAGAAGAACTGCCTCTTGGAATTTCCCGCGCACATGACAGCGGATGCGATTGAGACCGAACTAGTTCAGCCAAAGATGCAGTTGGACGGAGGGAAAGACGCGGACCTTAGGTTCCACGTCTCCAAGCCCCGCTGAGCCCTCACAAGCGATGACAGAACTTATCGAAACGAGGGCTTTGCCATGGCCACGCACATGCAATGGGCCGACGCTGAACGTAAGAAGCAGTTGGTGGGCGAACCGTTCCAAGACGAACAAGTGCTCGTGGTGAGCGGCGACGGTGAAAAAGAGTTTTATGATTGGCTGATTGCTCAAGATTTGGGACTGTGGATCATACGCACGCACATGCCCATGGATGCAATGTTTACGACAACTTGCGCAGTATTCTATCGCCAAGGATTTGAAGACGTAGTAGAAGCCACAAACGAGGCTTTCATGCGGATCAAACTGGCTTGGATGACGCGCACCGACGTGAATTGGCAGGCCAACGATTTCGTGAAGTGCGTGCCTTCGGCTGGCGACGCTCAGTAATAGTGAAGGGTGTGCGGGAATGGCTTGGCGAGATGTAGAAGCAACCGTGTACGGCCCAGCCGAGGCTGAGAAGACGCTCGGAATATGGGGCCGCAATCGCAACCTCGTGCTGATCGCGCGCGAGGACAAGTCGGAAGACCCCATCTATCAAGAGATCATCAACTGGATCGTAGAGAACGATATCCGCTGCATCGCGATGCCGGCGATCTCACGGCAGGAGATGGGTTGTCTCATGCTGCTGTTCGAGGCGTTCCAACTTGAAGAGGAGTGGATGCGTCAAGTCAACGACCACTACATGATGCTGAAACTGAGGTTCATGGGCCAGGGTATTACAGCGTGGCGCGACAACAATTACCAGAAGTGTGTGGTGGGTAGGGCTCCCTGAACGGTAATAGCAGGGTGCAGCCAAAAATTTCAGGGCCGCATTGTAAAATCGTACCGCAGGAATATCGACATTACAAAATCGCACCGCAAGGTATTTGAGCAACCAAGAACCATTCACAGACAGAAAAGGGGGTGTGTACCCCCTGAGGTTCTAGAGCCTTGGATGGAAGAAATGAAGCGGGCTAGCAAGTACAAGCCCGTGGATAGAACATGCTTCTATTCGGTTACTCCTGCCTACCAACTGAGAGTAACACGGCGCACCACAGGATCAACCGCTAAGGTTGGTTGAGTGGAAGGTTCTCAGCCGATGGGCGAGTGATGCGATGTCGTGATCGGCTAGCCGATCCATCAAGCGCTTCACCGATGTGGGATGCCACTGTGCGCCACGGCTGGTTCGGATGCCTCGGGCGTTGAGTGCCGAGCAGATGTCTCGCACGCTGTAGATGCCCTGCACCCGCAGTTCCTCGATGGTAGCACTTAGGCTGCTGGCGTAAGCGTCTGCCCCTGCACGGGCTTGTGCGTTGATCACTGATGCATGCGTGCCCAACTTAACCCCCCTTGCCTTTGCCGCTGCTAGGGCGGCCTTGGTGCGAGCGCTGATGGCTTCTGCCTCTTGCTCGGCTACTGCTGACATGATGTGGAGCGTGAACTTGTTGGCTGCTGGTAGATCGCAGGCCACGATCTCCACCTTGGCCTTGAGCAGCCCGGCGATGAAGTGCACGTCGCGTGCGAGGCGGTCGAGTTTCGCGATCACCAGCGTAGCCCGCTCCTTCTTCGCCAGGGCCAGCGCAGCGGCGAGTTGAGGCCGGTCATCACGCTTGCCGCTCTCTACCTCGGTGAACTCCGCGAGCGGGGCACATGCGCAGTGCGCGAGCACTGCTGCCTGCTGAGCCTCAAGCCCGAGCCCGCTGGCTCCCTGCTTCGCCGTACTCACCCTGTAATATGCGATGTAACGCAT